AGGTAAAGACTTAGATGTTACAATTAAGACCTCAGAAACACCGGGAAAATAATAACTCAACGGCAAGCCCCTTATGTTGAGTTTCCAACCGGGCAATTAAAATAGTATAATGGTCCTATAAGGCCTTGTAATCTACCCCCTACGAAAGTATAATAAATACTATTATGCGTAAGAAGAAACTAAAAATCAGGAATCCTGTAGCCCGTTATGCTAAACTGTTTAACAAGGCCACAGTCGTACCGGATAAAACTAAGTACAATAGGAAGAAAGATAAGAAAGTTTCTGACGCTGATATAGACTAATAAAGGAGGAACCATATGCGTAAGTTATGGATAACATTACCGATATTATTTTTTGGTTATGTAGGGCAATTAGAGGCTAACAGTGATGTTCATTGTTTGGCAGAAAATATTTACCATGAAGCCCGAGGTGAATCTACAGCAGGAAAAATGGCTGTAGCACTTGTAACACTTAACAGAGTGAAGGATAAAAGATTTCCTAATACTGTATGTGGCGTGGTAAAACAAACGAAATATTATCCTAGTGGAAGGATAGATTTACACTCTTGTCAATTCAGTTGGTATTGCGATGGCAAATCTGATAAACCAGTAGATAAGAAGTGTTGGGAGGATGCACTATTGATTGCAGAAGTTATGTTAACATATAGTTCAATAGATGTTACAGGAGGAGCCTTATGGTATCATAGTCGTAAGGTAGTACCTGATTGGTCAATGGCATATACACAGACGGTTAGCATAGATAACCATATCTTCTATAAAGATGTTGACTAAAGCATTGAACGATCATATAATAAGCACATGTTAACAGATTTACCTCATGTGATAGTTACAGGCGGATGCGGTTTTATAGGATCACACCTCACAAAACAATTATTGGACAATGGTTTTTGTGTAACGGTGGTTGATGATAACAGAACAGGAAATGTATTCTTTGATCATAACAGCGTAGAATATCATAACTGTGATGTGGTTGATTTTAATCCTCATTTAAATTCTATAGAACCACCATCCGCCATTTTTCATCTGGCCAACAGCCCTAGGGTTCGTCGAGCGATGGAATATCCAACGGAGACAATAGTTAATAATATAGGAACAACATGTGCTGTTGCAGATTGGGCTAGAGTATTTAATTGTAAGTTATTTTTCTCTACTTCATCTAGCACTCAGTATGTAGAGTCACAAGGCAATCCTTATACTTTTAGCAAGGTTGTTTGTGAATCTGTTTTAGATATGTACAGAAGATTGTATAGTTTAGATTTTGTTTTAATGTTTTATTATAATGTTTATGGACCAGGTGAAGCAGATTATGGCGAGTATAGTACAGTGGTTCGTAAATTTAAAAAGGATTATCTAGATGGTAAACCGTTAACAATATTTGGCACAGGAAAAAAGGAAAGAGATTTCACGCATGTAGATGATGTCGTACAAGGCATATTACAATTAATGGCAGATCCTACCTGTCCTTCTGTGGCACATTTTGGAAGTGGAGATCCAAAAACAATTTCATCAATAGCAGATTGTTTTGATCACCCTATTGTACATACATTTGACCGTAAGGGAGAAGCAGAAAGAACATTCTGTCAGAATCCTTATATTGGGCCTACGCATAATGTACATGATTATATTAAGAAGTGGGTTCAGGAGAATAAGAATGGAACCAAGAGTAGTAATAGATAACACAATAGAAATGACAAAAGAAAAAGTATCAGACATATTTTTAGTAACAAAAGAATTCCACACATCTACGGAGTTTTCACAGTTTATAGAAAAGATGGCTTTTAATACTAATTCACCTTGCATGGATATTGTTGTTGATTATTGTATTAAAAAAGAAATAGAAATTGAAAGTATATCTAAGTTCTTAACAACAGCATTGAAGGCTAAAATAAAAGAAGAGGCCTTAGATTTAAATTTATTAAAAGAGAAAAGAAAGAGTAAGTTACCCCTGTGAAAATATTTGTATCTATAGCATCGTTTCAAGATCCTATACTTCCTTATACAATAGAGTCTATAATAGAAAACGCTAATTATAAGAAAGACTTAGTACTAGGTATCTTTGATCAAACATTGGACCACTTAGATGTCTTTAAAGAATGGGGAAAGTATGGCCCAGAAATAAGATATAAAACATGTGATCCTGAAGATTCTAAAGGAGCATGTTGGGCAAGAAGTACAATACAAAAAGACTTGTTTGAAGGTGAGGATATTTTTATGCAAATAGATTCTCATACATTATTTTCTAAAGACTGGGATAAAGACTTATTAGAAAAATATGAAACTTGTTTTAATTGGTTTGAGAAACCTCTTATAACAGGTTACCCTAGAGGATTTGATGTACTAATGCCTAAAGGTGGTTGGCTTAATACAGATAAAAAGTATATGTTTAGAATTACAACAGACGATCCAGATCAAACTCATGTAATGCAAATTCATTTACCTTATAGCCAAGGATATCATTCAGGCCAAATGGCGCATGTTATTCCAGGCAAAAAATATTTTAAAGGATTTTCACTAGCAGGTGGTTGTATATTTACAGACGGAAACTTTGTAAAAGATGTTCCTTATGATCCTAACATTTACTTTATGGGAGAGGAAACATCATTAGCATTAAGAGCCTTTACCCATGGTTATGATATAGTACATGTACCTAATACACCTTTATATCATTGGTATAATACAGACAAAGAAGAGTTGGTAAGAGATTTACATTGGGGGCCTGACGAAGAAAGAACAAAAGAAAAACAACTTCTTATTAAGACAGCAGCAAAAAGAGTTGACAATGTATTACAAGGCAAAGTTACAGACGAATATGGATTAGGTAATAAAAGAACACTAAAAGAGTATGCAGAGTTAAGTGGTTTAGATTACGAATTAAAAACAGTTAATTTAGATAAAGCCACATGGAAAGATGAGTCCAGACTTGAATTACATTTAGAAGACGGATTTGAATGATGGAAAAAATGGAACCATATGACGCATTCAAAGTACATGTTGCAATAAAAGAACATTTTTGGAGCAAGTATGATATGCAGAAATGGCCATATGCTTTTAAGGACAAATACAAATATGGTAGAGCAATTAATATACCATATAAAATATTTGAAAATAAACAAGGTATGATGCCTATGTTTAAAATGGTATGTGATCTATGGAAAAAAGATGAGTTCGTTGCAATGTCTGTTGCTAATGCAGTAGATGGTTGCAAAAAATGTGGCATGCCATATGGATTAGAAAGTCAGCAAGTATTCAAAGAATGGATTGCTAGACGAGATAGAATTGGTTACCAATTTGGCCAAGATCTGAAGACAATAGTTAATTCAGAAGAAAAGCTAATGGGTACTAATAGTGATCACCCTGTAGAAATAAGGTTGTTATTAGGTAAACATATAAAGATAGAAAGTGTCGTTATATTAGATCAAATACTACCTTTTACAGATGATTACATGAGTGATTTGATTATAGGAGATACATGTTTGTTAATACAAAGGTACGCACCTTTCTTAACTGATTTAAATAATACCAAAAGGTTAACAATGAAACATGAAAGTCTTATAAATAAAATTGCTAGGACTAGAAATAGTTCTAATACAACGAAAATATAATAACATACAACGCAATACGGAGAAAAAATATGTCGTTTAATACACTTTCAGACCTCAGAAATCAAAGAGGCAATTTCGATAACTTAATGAAGGAAGTCGAAAAAATATCAAACCCTAAATCCAATTACAAACAAGGCGATGACAGGGAATGGAAACCCACAGTAGATAAAGCAGGTAACGGATACGCAGTTATTCGATTCTTACCTTTGTCTCAAGGTGCTACAGATACTGGTGTGCCATGGGTTAGAATTTTCAATCATGGCTTTCAAGGCCCTGGTGGGAAATGGTATATTGAGAATTCTCTCACAACTCTAAACAAACCTGATCCTGTTTCAGAATTAAACACTGAACTATGGAATAGTGGTGTTGAGGCCAATAAAGAGATTGCTCGTAAACAAAAAAGACGCTTGAACTATTGGGCTAATATTATGGTAGTCGAAGATCCAAGCAATCCAGACAACGAAGGTAAAGTTTTTATCTACAAGTTTGGTAAAAAGATCTTTGATAAGATCCAAGATGTTTTGAAGCCTGAGTTTCAAGATGAGAAACCAGTTAATCCTTTCGATTTTTGGGAAGGAGCAAACTTCAAACTAAAAATTAGACAAGTAGAAGGTTACCGTAATTATGATAAAAGTGAATTTGATACGCCTTCTGCTATTAAAGAGGATGATGCTCAGATTGAAGCTATTTGGAATAAACAATATGACTTAGGTACACTTGTTGCTCCAGATCAGTTTAAATCTTATGAGGAGTTAAAGTCTAAATTAGATATGGTTTTAGGAACTAAAACTGTAGCTACAGCAGAAACAATTTCAGCACAAACTAATGATGCTGAAGATGATAATTTTGTTGAGGCAGCTCAAGCACAGCCTGTTGTATCAGAACCAGCACCAGCAGTAGCTGATGATGAAGATGATACGCTTTCTTACTTCAAGCAGTTAGCTGACGAGAAGTAATCAAACCACTTAGAGTTTGGGAGGCTCCTTATTGGAGCCTTCTTTTTGATTAATAAATAGTAATATGAAGTACACAACCAAGACAGCTATTAAATTAGCCATATTGTTTTCTATAGCAATAGGGGGACTAGCGTATTGGTTCATGCAAGGAGGAACATGGGGTAAATTTTTCTTTGCCTTTATTATGTTATCCTTTGTTTCAAGAGTAGCAAATGCTGGTTATCATAGATGGCTTACACATAATCAATTCCAAGCTTCATGGATAGGTAGAAACATGATGTTGTACTTTATGGTTCTTTCAGGAGAAGCTCCGCCAGGACATTATGTAATAGCACATTTAAATCACCATAAATATACAGACGAAGATGGAGATCCTCATGGTCCTAAACAAATAGGATTTTGGAACTTAGCATTAGGTAGATATGCAGAAACAAAACCTGTATTCATGAGAAATTATGCCAGGCACAAAGATGCTCAATGGGTAACAGAACATTATTGGAGATTATATCTTGCTAATTGGATATTGTTTGCCATAATAAATCCTTATTTAAATGTATGGTTGGCGTGCATGTTTTGTTGGAGTTGGTTACAGATGATTAATTTAAATTGGCGAGGACATGGAGGCTTAAAAGGTAAGCCTACAAATTTAGGTAGAATATCTAACCTGTTTATGGGAGGAGAAGACTATCACAAAAATCACCATGAAAATCCAGGAAGACTTGTTATGGGTAAGTGGGACACAACAGGAAAATATTTAGTTCCTTGGTTACTAGCAGAATGAAAAGGATATTAGGACTACCATTATACCATGTAAGTAATATAGGAATGGATCTCATTCCTGATTTACAGGATTCTATAGAAAAACTACAAGCAGAAAAACAAGACTGGGATAGACAGAGAAGTAAACTTTCAATATACACAAAAGAAGGTGAACACAAATTTAAATTAAAAATAGATCCTATGGAAGGCGTAAAAGGTTGGCAAGAATTACGACAACTTATTAAGAATGAAGTAATGAATTATTATTACTTTACACAACCTATAGATGATGATTTCCAACAAGGACCTGATTCTAAATTAAGAGATTCTTTAAAAAACTTTTGGCACAATTATGCTTGGTACACATATTTTGATGAAACAGATTCTTATGGTTGGCATGCACATACGCAATATTATTTAATTGTTACCTATTATGTAAGAGCAGACGAAGAACATGCACCCATACAATTTAAGTCTCCTATATCAGACATGTACACATCTTGGACACTAGGAACAAAGAAAGCAGAACTAAAAGAAACAATACAACCTAAGACAGGAGATATAATGATATGGCCTGCTTGGTTAGAACACCAAGTCCCTTCAATACAAGAAAAAATATTAGATCATAGTACTATTGAAGAAGGACATAAATATACAAACAAGAGGATTAGCATAACAAATTGTTTCGTTAAACCTCATCAACAATTTTTACATACACAAGGGAAGTAATTATGAATAGAGATAATATCTATGAACAATTAAAAATAGACGAGGGAGTCATATATGAAGTTTACAAAGACCACTTGGGCTACCCGACATTTGGAGTCGGACACTTGGTTAAAGAATCCGATCCTGAGCAAGGACAAGAAGTCGGAACGCCTGTTTCAGAAGAGAGAGTTAAAGCTTGTTTCGAGAAAGACTTGGATACAGCAATAGACGAATGTAAAGCACTATTTAAAGAACATTGGGAAGGTTACCCAGGAGAACTACAGGAAGTTCTTGTTAATATGATGTTTAACTTAGGCCGTCCTAGACTAGGAAAGTTTAAAAAGTTTATTGGTGCTATCAACGAAAGTGATTGGGATAAAGCAGCAATTGAAATGATGGATAGCCGTTGGGCTGTACAAGTAGGACCTAGAGCTAATAGACTCCGTGATAGAGTTCAATCGCTTTAAGTAAATCTTCTGTCATTGTATCTGTGAATGGTACTATCATTGTTTCTAATTCCAGGACTTCCTACAACACCAATTCTTGCATCATCTGATTTTGGTGCTGGTGCTGGTGTTGTTGAATTGTTTGCTACTACTACAGGTTGACTATCTAAAGCATCTTGTGCCTCACCACTAACACGATTCATATTTTCTACTGCAGCTGCTGTTTGATTTCCTTCAGCATTAATACCTGCCTCACTTAATGATGTTTGTTCTAATGTACCAGCTTCTAACTTAGCCATAGTCTCTGCTTTAGCTGTTCTTTTCTCTTCCAATTTATCCTTAACAAGTTTCATATCTTTAGCAGATAAATCGTCATCATCTATAATAGCTTTTAATTGATCTATTGAAGCCTCATCTAATTTACTAGCATCTAGTGTAGATGCTCCAAATAATTTTTCATCATATAAACCACTCTCTTTTGCTTGATCCATACCAGCTTCTAAATTTGTGGTTGTCATTGCATCTTTAACAGCACCATAACCACCTAGTGTAACAGCATTTAGAGTGTT